TTTATGTAGCAATAATATTCCAGCCACAGGAACATATGCCATGAGATACTTACAAAACCGCGGCGTATCTCAGGCCGATATTCTTAAATGGAAGATTGGCTATTGTTTTAGCGGTGAGTATCGCAATAGAATAATCATACCATCATTTGACAAGGATGGTGATGTAAGCTATTTTATTGCAAGATCATATAGTGGAGACTCTTATAAATATAAAAATCCAAGAGCCTCTAAGGATATAACTTTTAACGAACTATATATCGACTGGAACAAAGACCTTGTTATGGTCGAAGGAGTATTTGATGCACTGGTCGCAGGAAACGCTGTACCTATTTTGGGCTCTACATTGCGGAAGGGATCCAGACTATTACGAGAGATTGTACGGAATGACACCCCAATCTACATCGCACTTGATGCAGACGCAGCCAAAAAAGAAAGACGGATTATTAAAACGCTTTTGGAATACGATGTTGAGCTTTATAAAATAGATGTTACAGGCTACGAAGATGTTGGCTCAATGCCAAAAAGCGTCTTCAAAGAAAGAAAAAAGCAGGCTACAGCAATAGATAACGATAACTATCTGTTGCTTGATATGCTGTCAGCCGTATAGGAGCATTATGACAAAAAAAGTAACAAGCTATATTACAAATGTTTTAGCCGAAAAACGATCAGAATTTGGAGGCAAAGCTGTGTGTCCATTTGCAAAACCTGAATTAGATTCAAATAAACTAATGATAGCAAGCATTGGAGATAGAAGCTTAGGCCAACTTATAGATGAGTTTTATTTGTCAAACTATGAAAGCGCGCTTTTTATTATTAAAGATGATGTTCCAGCTGAGCAGACACAGAAGTTTCAAATTTTTGTTAATAAAGTTTTAAAAGCAAAAGGCTTGAAGGATTACAAAAATATTTGTTTTAATCCAAATGATCAGGTTGCTGTAGATGGTTACAATCCAAGATCTAAAGCACCATATTTTATGGTTAATATAGCGCATAGAGATGTGCTTATAAAAGCTCAACAAGCATTGCAAAAAACTAAATACTACGATAAATTACCTGAAGATTATAAAGAATTTTTAAAACTTTCAAGCAAATCAAAAAGCAACAAATGACACACTTTATTAAAACTAAAGTCTATTTATAGTATGCAACTTACTGAACAACAATTATTAAATATTATATTTGAAGAAATTGCCTTAATGGAAAACTTTCTTAAACCACATCGAGGCGAGACTGTTCCGCTCGATGATAAAGTTATTAAAGCAATTTTAGCTCTTACATCCAAGAAAAAGTTAAACGAAGAAATGTTAACTGAGGATATGAAAGAGAAAATACGCAACTTAGTTGTTAAAGCTGGTGATAATGCAGAAGCTGTAGCTAGAGTTGCTAAGCGTCTTGCGATACCTGCAGCACTAGTAGCGTCTATTTGGGGCGGCGGCATGACTGGTGCATACCTGGCGGGTAGTGGAGATAGTGCTTCCAATCAAGATAATATTGAATTACAAGTACAAGACGACGAATTAGGTTTTGCAGATGTTTTTGGTTCTGGTATGGATGATGAAAAATTTCATGGTATGGATCGATTTGAAAAAAGCAAAGCGCTTTGGGGCCAGTATGATTTAAGTGAGCCTGCGCTTGACGATGCGCCTGTGTCAAGTTCTGTTTGGATTTACAAATATAAGATGGTCCCAGCTAGCCAGATTGATGTTGATACCGTGCTGCCACTAGCAGGGGCCAAAGCTGGAGATTATTATAACGCACTAAAAGACAGAGTTGCAAAAGATCCAATGACGGAATTACCTCTTCTTAAAAACATGGTGTATGGTGACGTAGGTAAGTGGTCTGGCGGCACTGGTAATCCTAACCAAAACTTCAAAGTAGCAGAAGACGGTTCACAAATTTTACCACCTGATTGGACAGTGGCGTACACTGTATACGCTGATTTAATGGAAGAAAAAACAATTGAACTGATGGACTACCATATAGATAACCCAGAAGGCCGTGGAGAACTATACCAAGCACTTGGTGTACAAGATGAAGCTGGGTTCAACAAATTTGTTAAAGATACAATGTATAGGATTGGTCGACCATTACAAACACGCTAAAAAGTTCTTGACAGCCCTATTCATAAGTGCTATAGTAATATTATGGAGGCACACATGAAACTTGCTAAAACAATTATTTTTGGATTCACTCTCGGGTTTATTTCTTACCTTTCGTTGTCGGGAGACAATGGTGTAAACCTTAACGATGACTTGCTTAACGATAAGCAGCTTGACATCTTAATGAGTATTGAGATCCCCAAAGACTAATAGGAGAATATGTGATTAAAATTGCACATGTATCGGATATCCATATCCGAAAATTACGTTATCATAAAGAATACAAAGTAGTATTTGAAGAATTATATCAGTCACTACGTGACGAAAAGCCAGATATTATTGTGAACACTGGCGACACATTCCATACTAAGTTGGATATGTCACCAGAAGCAATTAAAATGATGAGTGAGTTATTTGTCGGTCTTGCCGATATTGCTCCATATCATATGATACTTGGTAACCACGACATGAACCTTAAGAATAGTGGACGTTTAGACGCTATCTCACCAATCGTAGAGTACCTTGATCACCCCAATATACATTTTCATAAATATGCATCAGTGGTGGAGGTAGCAGATGGTATCGATTTGCATGTTTTATCTATTGTGGATCCAGAAAACTGGCAAAAAGATTTGCCAGAAGATCGTGTTAACATTGCCTTATATCATGGTTCTGTTGTTGGCTCAGTCACAGATAGTGGTTGGATGATGACGCATGGTGATATTTCTCTTGATGAACTTGAGAAGTATGACTATGCTATGCTTGGTGATATCCACAAGACTGATCAGAAAGTTGACAAAGAAGGTCGAGCAAAATACCCTGGTTCTCTTGTACAACAAAACCATGGCGAGAGCAACGATAAAGGTTATTTAATTTGGAACATTAAAGATAAAAATATATGGAGCACTAGACATGTCGGCCTTACAAACCCCAAGCCGTTCATTACAATCGAACTCACACAAAAGGGACGAATGCCCAGAAATATATCTATTCCGTTTGGTGCTCGTCTGCGGCTCGTTAGCAATAACAATCTTCCGCTTGATGTGATGAAGCGGGCGGTGGATATCGCAAAGCATAGATTTAAACCAGAAACAATTTCGTTCCTTAATCGAGCATCAGGCGAGCGAGGCTCTGTAGATGCATTGACCGATGGATTACGCACAGAAAATCTACGAGATATTGATGTACAAGAAGAACTTATAGATGAATATCTTGTAGCATATGAAGTCGAGAATAAAACACTAGAAAAGGTTTATGAATTAAACAAGCGTTACAATAAAGTTATTGAGGACAACGAAGATGTATCAAGAAATATTAATTGGAAGCTTGTTGATTTTGAGTTTGATAACCTTTTCAATTATGGTGACAGCAATAAAGTTAATTTTGAAGATTTAGATGGTATCATTGGCATCTTTGGTAAAAACTTCTCGGGTAAATCGTCGATTATTGATGGTGTGCTTTGGACACTGTTTAATTCTACGTCAAAAAATGAACGTAAAAACCTTAACGTTATCAATCAAAACAAAGAAGATTGCCGTGGCAAAGTGCGCATACAAATTGGTGAAAAGATTTACACTGTTGAACGCTCAGCTAAGAAGTATATCAAGAGATTGAAAGGCGAAGAAACTCTTGAAGCAAAAACAGAACTTAATTTTGAAGTGTATAATCCTGTAATGGACACCGTTGAATCATTAAACGGCCTTACACGCACTTTAACCGATGCAAATATTAGACGACAACTTGGTACTCTTGAAGATTTTTCTGTATCTTCACTGTCATCACAACACGGTGCGTTGGCTTTTATTGACGAGGGGTCAACTCGACGTAAAGAAATTATAGCCAAGTTTTTAGATCTTGAGCAGTTTGAGCGCAAGTTTAAATTAGCAAAAGAAGACTCTGTAGACCTTAAAGGGGCCATTAAAAGACTAGAAGACAAAAACTTTGATGAAGAAATTGAAGCAGCTTTGGTAAGCTTGTCAGACTATAGGGTATCTGCAGAACAAAATAAAGCTGCATGCTCATTGCTAAAAAATGAACTAGCAATGCTTTCTCAAAAACATGTGGCGATTAAAAATCAAATAGATAACATTCCAGCTGAGTTTATTGATATTCACAAGCTACTTGATCAACAGCAAGACAAAGCACATCAAGTCGTCGATTTGGCAAATAAAATTAAAAAACAAACCGATAGTATTACAAACAAAAGTCATGCTGTTAAAGAATTAAAGGAAGCGCTGGTTCTTGTTGATTATGAGAAGCTGCAAAGTGATCAGCAGGCGATTGATGCTCTCAATGCTGACATAAATCAAATGCAGCAAAAACTTGCAAGCATTAACAAAAAAATAAAGATGCTTGAGGACCACGAATATGATCCTAATTGTCACTATTGTTGTGAAAATCCGTTTGTTAAAGACGCCAACGTAGCTGCTGCAACAAAAGAGCAACACCAAAATCAGCTTAGCCAAGCATCACTTTCGCTCGCAGCGCTAAACGCAAGTGAAGTGGCACAACAAATTGAACATTATCAGGTTATGCGCGACAGCATACAAACACATGAAAACAACATTGCAAGTCTTAAGTTGTCGCGAGAGAAAAATAATACTCTCAAGGCAAAAACACAATTTGCTTTAAAGACTGTGACTGAACAAATTAACGAGTATGAAGACAACAAAGATGTAATTGAAAATCTTGAAAAACTAATCGCAGAGCAGAAATCAATCACAAGAAGTATCAAGACCAAGCAATCACAAATTGGCATTTGTGAAGAGAACGTTCTTGAAACAATTAAGCTTGTTGGAACATATGAACAAAAGGTAGAAAACCTGCGAGAACAAAAGCAAGAGTATCAAGATCTACAGCGTGAATTTGCTGCCTATGATCTGTATATGCAATGCATGCACCCTAATGGTATCGCATACGACGTCATTAAGAAAAAGATACCAGTAATTAACGAAGAGATTGCAAAAGTTCTTGCTAACATTGTTGATTTCGAAGTATTTTTTGAAGCCACAGGAAATAAATTTGATATTTTCATTAAGCACCCCAAGTATGAAGAGCGCCCTATTGAAATGGCGTCGGGTGCAGAAAAATCATTGTCTGCCATGGCAATCCGATTAGCCCTTCTTGGTGTCTCTTCGTTGCCTACTGGTGATATTTTTATCCTTGACGAGCCTGGAACTGCACTAGACGAAGATAATATGTCGGGTTTTATTCGAATATTGGAACTAATTAAAGTGTATTTTAAGAACGTTTTGCTGATCTCACACCTTGATTCGCTCAAAGATTGTGTTGACATGCAAATTGTAATTGAAAAGAAACAAGGCTACGCAAGGGTAAATCAATAATGAAATTAATACTAGAGAATTGGAATAAATTTGTAAACGAACAAGAAGAAGTATCTGCAGGGGGCGTTACATCGGCTCAAGTCCTTAAAATGTCGCTACCACAGTTTGTAAAAGCAATGCAGTCTAATAGAAAAGATATAATACAAACTGTATTGGCTGGCGCCAAAGATGGCAAAGAAGGCGATGACACAGTTTCTATTGAGCCCGTAACAGTGAAATGTGCTGATTTAAGACCAACACAAGCAGAAGTTGTATTTGATAAATCTATTCCTTTTGCTTTAAAAAAGCCACAAGTGTTTATGACTTACTTAAAATCCAATGGTCCATTTAAAGTAGGCCCACCTGGAAATGATGCGATTATTGTTCTTAATGGAAAATTTGTTCTTGATGGTCATCATCGATGGTCATCGCTTTTTTGTGTAAACCCGAACGCGGAAATGTATGCGTTTAATATTAAGTTACCTGTAAGCCCACTCAATGCCCTTAAACTAATGCAAGCGTCAATCAAGGCGTATGCAGGCGAGGTTCCCTCTAATCAAGGCGGCGGTATAAATTTATTTACAATTGATCAAAAAACTTTAACACAACAGGTTTATAAAATTATAAACGAAAATCCGAAACTTGTGCCAGAATATATTAAATTAGGGCTCCTTACAGGTAAAGGTGGCCTTGGTGGCGATCCTACTGACCAAGCTGGTGGCAGATCAGAAAAAAGAGCACAAGAAGTAGCACAGAGACTTTTAGGTATCTACGAAAGAAACATCGATCTAATGCAGTCTAACAATAAACCAGTATCAGGTGCAAGCTCCAGAGAACCAATGCCTCAAACAGATGCCCCCGCGGGCTCTAAGGTTAGCGCTGGTGGTGATACACCCGCCGCCCTTAAACCGCTTGAGAAGGGACAAGTAGATTTTAGATCGCCATTCGCGACTGATAAGAAAAAGGCCGCAGAATAAGGAAATAATATTATGAAAATTACAAAAACACAACTTAAACAAATTGTTCTTGAAGAACTTAAAAATACAATGAGCGAAATGGCCATGGACGAAATGGCTTTTTCCATGGCTGACGTAGATGCTGCAGCAGGTGACGTCGACAAATACGGTGGTCAGCGTAGAGCACAAGACGCAGACGAAATGTACACGAAGCTTATTTCTGAATTTAGACAACTTATTAATAAAATGGGTGGTGTTTTTGTCATTGACCCAAAAGAGCGAATAGGAAGAAATGAACTGGCAATGGGCTTTTATGATCCCTACAGTAGAGATTTAGCTGTAATACACAATGTGTTGGCGAAAGAGGCTGAAAAATTACAAAGCTATACTGGTCGTCCAAAAATTGAGAATAATTCAAATGTAATGGTAACAACAAAAGACCCCGATGGCCTTAAAAAAGTTCAGTTTCAAGCTTTGCAAATTATAGAGAAACTTGAAGAGATTGCAGAGTATGCTGAAGCCCAAAACAATGCGCCTGGAGTTGATTCTGATGAGCCGTTTTTAAGTGTAGATAACGCAATTTATATTGGAGATATCGCACAAAAACTTAGGCGAGATTGGCTGACTGGTAGATTTGGTCAATAACAGTATTAAGGATTACAATATGTCAGGTGATAACGATAACAACGAATTTGATTTTCTGCCTCCCGCAGAGCCACCACCCTCCTTCAATCAGGAGAAAGACCACTATCATGAAGAAGTCGCAGCAGAAGATTTCGGAATGGTCGAGGATTTCGGATTACAGATGGAATACTCTGATGAAGATTTACTCCCAGAAAACACCGCTCCTTCTTCGATAAATGTGGGCTTTGTTGGCGTCGGCGGTGGAGGCAACAAAATGGCTAATGCTTTTATAGAGCTTGGTTTTAACAAAACGTTGCTTGTCAACACAACAGGCAAAGACATTCCAAAGAATGTCGAAGAGGACCACGTTGTCCTTATACCCGATTCTGATGGAATCGGCAAGAACACTGAATATGGAAAAGAGGTTTTAAGTCAAAATGGTGCAATTGTTGAAGATGCTCTCCGCATCAAACTCGGTAAAGTTGATTGGTTATTCGTCCTTGCTGGCGGTGGTGGTGGGACAGGTAGTTCTGTTGCCGCTTTGCATCCTGTCTTTGAGCGTTACATGCGCTCTGTGCAGTCAAGTGGCAAGGTCATTTATATAGTCTCATGGCCAACAGCACAAGAAAATCTTAATCCTACAATCGCTCGTAATGCGTTGACACTAGCAAATGATGTTGCTAAGCATCCGCATATTGTTTTAGACAACGAGCGCTCCACTCGTTTACTTCGTGGCAGAATTGGCATGCTTGGCATGTATCCTGTCGCAAACACACAATTTGCTAAGTCGTTAGCCCAAGTGTTAAAACTCTCCACTGAGGATTCACCGATTCAATCTTTTGATAGCAAAGATTTGGAAACATGTTTGGGTAATAACGGCAGGGCCTTTATGGGCTCAACCATGATAAAAGACCCAAACACTGCTAAGCTTGGATCGGTGATTCTCCATAACTGTATGAACAGGTCAGCATGCCCCCCGCCGAAAGGTAAGGCCGCTGCGGGCTCGTTGGTGTTGGTTGTGTCAGAAGAGATGGTGGCTGACCCAAAAATCAGCAAAAATATTGAGTCGGCAATCGCTTATGTCGGCGGTCGATGCGAGACACTTTTCTCTGGCGTTTATGTCAGAAAGAATGTGCCTGGATTGATTGCGATACTAAGTATGAATGGGTTGGCAACATAGGAGATTTAAAATGAAATTAACCAAACAACAACTTAAAGAACTTATCAAAGAAGAAATACAATCTTATTTAGGTGAAGATGACTTTGACGATTATACTACAAGCGCATCTGCTGAAGTTAATTGTGGCAAGCTTGAAGCCGAGATAGGGAAAGCTAGACAGGGATACGCATCGCTTGAAGCGTACTTAGGTTCTGGTATGATAACTCGCGAAGACTTGGATCAACAAGCCGAGTTTATTAAAAAACTGTATGACGGTTTTACAACTAAATGTAAAGGAAAAACAATCGCTAAAGGCGTTTCGGTCTCAGCATAAGTATAAATGGATTAGCAACATGAAAAAACTATTTGAAAATTGGCGTAAGTCTTTAAACGAAGCAGAATACGAGCCAGGTCGCGCTGTTGCTGATATCGATACTGGTGAAGATTATGTAGAGCCTGAAATGGCTGAAAAAGAAGCTATGGAAGATTTAGCTGATAAATTTAATGTGCAAGTGATGTTTGCTAAAACTACAGATGGCAAACATATCGCTGTTGTCACTCTTCAAAATGGCGAAACCATGGGCTATATGGATGAAGAAGAAATGTATCAAGATTTAGCAAGCCGACAAGAAATGAACGAAGAACTTAGAGATTATAGCCGCGGCCAATCACGTAGTCCAGATCTTCAAATTCCTGGCTATGGAATTATGACTGTTCAGCAAGTCGAAAGAAAATTAGCACGCATGTTGCAAGAAGCTGCCGAGGATGCCATGAAAGATCCTCCACAATATTCTCACCTTAACAATGGTGTTATTCAAGCTTTACACAAAGCGCTAAAGGATTTTAAAGAATTATGAGTTTATGGAACGATATTAAAGACTGGTTTGACAAAGAAGAACCACAACAAAAGCCAGAGCAACCTGCAGGTGAAGGTGCTGCAATTGTTGAAAAGTCTTCAGTAGAACAGATATTTGTTGAACTTTTAAAAAACTCAAAGGTTAAACAAAGCAATATTGAAAAATTTAAAATAGTTGAATTGTTCGTTGATTGGTATCAAGGAGATGCCAACGAGGATAGTGTAAAGGAAGCTATTTCAGATTTCAAGTCAGAACACCCGCGTTTAAATGCTAATTATATCTGGAAAGGATTGTGATATGAAAATTACCAAAAGCCAGCTTAAACAAATTATTGTCGAAGAAATTGGAACCGATCCAGCAATGATGAAAGCAATTAACAAGTTGACTGATAGTATTGAAGGTTTAGATGTAAGCATTGATTACTTAACTTCTGCTGTTACGGGCGAAGATCCTTTTACTGTTGGTTCGATGCAAAAGGCTCTTGGTAGGTTTGCCACTCCCCACAATAAAAAAGGGTCATTAGACGAAGGCCATGGTGGTGAAGGTTCTATGGCTGTCAGACAATTGAATAATTTATCTCAAATGGTGCAAGAACTACAAGCAATGGTAGATGAAAGTGACGATCACGAAGAGTGGGTTGAATCAAAAATTACAAAAGCGCACGATTACATCAACACAGTTTTAAACTATCTTTCTGGAGCCGATCCAGATTTTGATCCAGTAAACGAACGAGTTTACCAAGCTGGTGAACAAAGACCTATTGATATCATAAAAGGTGATTTACAAGAGTTGTTAACATGTTATATGCAAGAATTAGAAACAATGGGGCACGATGCAGATTTAATAGCTTTTGGAATGAAAAGAGTGATTAGTGACATACAAATCTCTGGTGGCAAAGGCTCGCAGTGTGACTCTGTAGCCGTAAGACCTACAGTAGATCCAACTGATGTCCCATATCGTCGTGTAGCAGAAAGAGAACTTACTGATGCAGAAGAAGATGAAAAAGAAGATATTGTAAAAGGCATGAAAAAGAATAAAAAAGATTTTAAGAAAAGATATGGTAAAGATGCTGAAAATGTAATGTATGGAGCAGCAACTAATATTGCAAAGAAAAATCGAGGTAAAAAGTGATGAGATACGTTCAGGGCAAATTAGATCGCCTTGTAGAAAAAATGATTTCACGCAAGTTTCTTGTATGGCTAACAGCAACAGGCTTGTTAGCGTTTTCTGATTTAGCTTCGAGCGATTGGGTCATTATCTCTGCTATCTATATTGGCGGTCAAACCGTAATTGATGGTATTGCTAAACTCAAGGGGGTAGCATGACGTGGGCAAAAGTATTACAATTTTGTCTTAAAAATTGGAAAGAAATATTGGTAGTCGTTTCTTTGCTTGCTGTGTCGGTAAAAACTCAAATGGATTATCGCGCTCTTAATAAAGCATACGAGATTTCTAAAGAAGAAACCCGCGAACGTATTGATGCTCTACAGGCTATTCATAGTGAAGAGATAGCGCGACGGGAGCACGCGCTTGACACTTACAAGAAAGCACTAAGAGAGTTGCGTAAGAACTATGAAAAATCACAAAAAGAATTAGAGAAAGAAAAGCAAAAGAGACTAGAAACATATGAAAGACTTTTCTCTCAAGACAAGGAGGCACTGTCAAATGAGATTGTTAACACTTTTGGCTTTGAGTTTGTGGAGCAATAACGCGACTGCCACTACGCCAGGTAAGTTTACATTCCTTGGTGAGAACCAGTGTGCTCCATTTGAAGGTGTTTTATTTGATCCAACTGCGACAGCAAGCATATTAGCACAAGCACAAACAGCCGATGATAACTGTAGTCTAGTATTACAATACGAATTAGATAAACAAAAAGTTGAACATGAGCTACAATTACAAAACTTAACTATAAGGCATGACGCATTACTAGCAGAGTATGACATGAGAGTTCAGTCCTTAGAAAGAGAAGCAGATGCACTGGCAAATGCTTTAAAAAAACAATCTAAAACAAATCCAGCTTTATGGGTTGCTATTGGTGTAGCAAGCGGTATGGCCATTTCATATGGAGCATATAAAGTATTCAATGAGTGACAAAGATTACAATAAATTAGTTGCTGTAGAGAAGGCAATAAAAGAAAAATATGGTGAACAAGCTGTAGCCAATCCTAAATCTCATTGGGATGAAAACAAAGAAAAAGAATACTTAAATCAAATGAAAGATTTGTATTCTAAAAATAATAAAAAAAGAGAGTACTCAGAAAAAATAGATGTTGATGGTATAAAGATATCAAAAAAACTACTTAATAGAGAATCATTGAAAAATTGTCCAATTTGTAATGCTTTTCCAAAAGGCGTTAAAGATGATGTGTCTTTAATAAAATTTAAGTGCTGTAACCATTGCTACATTAAATTTGTTGAGGGCAGAGAAGAAAGATGGATAGAAGGATGGAGACCAAATGAAGATCAATAAAGATAAATTAAAACAAATTATTTTAGAAGAATTTGAAATGTTAGAATCAAAAGATGATGAAACTAAGTTGATAAACAGGGCTATGTCAACATCACAAAGACAGCAAACTGTTCGCGATAGAATTAAAGGCCAAGGTGAAGAATTTACAACAACTGAACAAGGTCTTGTTGATCAATTAGAAGATTTTATTTCAAAATTAGCATCTGAGCCTGGAGTTGATCTAGTTCAACATCGCCCCCTTCTACAAAGAGTGCTGAAATTACTACAAAAACAAATTAAGGGCGCCCCCGATAACAATAAGGATCAAAATAATGGCAACAGTATATGAAATAATTCAAGGATTATCACAAGCAGCAGCGAATGCTTATGATGGTGCTCATGATGATAAAGGAGAACCCCTAAAGGCTGGGCTCCAAAGAGAGGAAGGTGACCCTATACTTGATAAGCGCGTTATGGATGGCTTCGGAGTTAAGTTTCATGGTAACATTATGTGCTTGTCATATATGTCAGAAGTTCAATTAAAAGAAGTATATGCCTCTGGTTTTGAATCTGATGTTGAGCAGCGCATGGCTGATATAGCCTCTTTTCTTAAAAAGGAATATCGCAAAATTCGTGGTGAATCTGTAACATTAACAAAAGAAGGGGAGATCGATGTTCGCGTTGAAAACTCTTCCAAAGTTCGCTCTTGGGTAACTGCCAAAATTCATTATCGTGTTGGTGGTCTTGATGAAGCTATGGCTGTGTCAGCAGATGCAGACACAAAGCCAGAAGATAGTTTTAGAAAATTTATTGACCAAGGTGGTTGGACTGGCGACGGTGGTAAGCGCCCTTCAAACGACACCAGACCAAAACCTACTAATGATTAATGTCTTTTCAATTAGATAAAAAACAACAAATTAAAGAAATTTTAAAGTGCGGCAAAGATCCTGCTTATTTTCTTAAGAATTATGCCCGTATATCACACCCGATGCACGGGCTAATTCTGTTTAATACATATGATTTTCAAGATGATCTGTTGCAAGATTTTAATGATTACCGTTTTAACGTTATTTTAAAGGCACGTCAGCTTGGTATATCAACAATCACTGCTGGCTACATTGCATGGATGATGCTTTTTCATCGTGATAAATCAATCCTTGTTATGGCTACAAAATTTGCAACTGCAGGCAACTTAGTAAAAAAAGTCAAAAGTATTATGAAGAACTTACCAGACTGGATCTGCATAGCTTCTATTTCTGTTGACAACCGTACGTCATTTGAGTTATCAAATGGTTCTCAAATTAAAGCTGCTTCAACTTCTGGCGATGCTGGTCGTTCAGAAGCACTGTCTCTTTTAGTTCTTGATGAGGCCGCACACATTGAAGGGCTTGAAGAATTATGGACAGGTTTATATCCTACATTATCAACTGGTGGTCGTTGCATTGCCTTATCAACACCTAATGGTGTTGGTAATTGGTTTCATAAAACATGTACAGATGCTGAATCAAACGCCAATAACTTTAAACTAACAACACTCCCATGGGATGTACACCCTGATCGTGATGAAGCATGGTATAAAAAAGAAACTAAGAACATGTCCAAGCGTCAAATTGCACAAGAGCTTGAGTGCAATTTCAACACATCTGGCGAAACTGTTATAGATCCTGAGTGTATGAAATGGATGCTTGAAAACGTAAGAGAACCAAAGTACAGAACAGGATTTGATAGAAACTTTTGGATTTGGGAAGAGTTTGATCCGTCGTGCAATTATCTTGCCGTAGCAGATGTGTCACGTGGTGACGGTGCTGATTATTCAACACTTCACATAATAAAATTAGAAACTCTCGAAATAGTAGGCGAGTATCAAGGTAAACCAACGCCAGACATGTATGCAAACTTCTTGAACCAAGTAGGGCGAGAATTTGGAAATGCGATGCTTGTGGTGGAAAACAATAACATTGGCTACACGGTTCTTGATAAATTAATGGAATACGGATATCCAAACTTGTACTTCTCTATTAAATCTACACATGAATACATAGAACAACATCAGGCAGAAACGCGCTCAACAGCAGTAGCAGGATTTACTACTTCTATGAAAACCAGACCTTTGATTGTTGCGAAATTAGAAGAGTTTATAAGAAACAAACTAATTAAAATATATTCTTCTCGCACAATTAACGAGATGAAGACTTTCATTTGGAGGAATGGTAAGCCACAAGCAATGAAAGGCTATAATGATGACCTTGTTATGGCACTGGCTATTGCTTGCTGGGTTAGAGATACTGCATTGCAAGCAAACGCAAGAGATTTAAATTATCAAAAAGCATTTGTAAGTGCAATAAAAACATCAAAAACTACCATGAATACACAAATTGCAGGACAACATGGCTACAAAAAAGATAATATTTTTGATAAAATGAATGAAGCAAAATCAATGTATGATGAATTTAAATGGATAATAAAGTGAGAATATAAATGGCAGACAACAGAATTAGACCAAAAGGCAAAAATCCAGCGAATGAAGAATCAGAATTATTTAAAAGACTAACTCGTCTTTTTTCAGGCCCAATTGTAAACTATCGCTCACAATCAGGGCGCCGCATTCGTAGGCAGCACTTAGATAAATATTCATCAAGGTTTAAGTCAGCATCAGGGCAGCAGTTCAAGAAGACACTGTACAACCCTCTTGATCAAATTGCTACCAATGCAATTGCTAACCAGCGTCGTTCTGAGCGTTATGTGGACTTTGATCAAATGGAATACATGCCTGAAATTGCCTCAACACTTGATATATATGCTGATGAGATGACAACGTACTCTGACCTTAAGCCAATGTTAAATATCAGATGTGCTAATGAAGAAATCAAAGCTGTTTTAGAAACTTTGTATAATAGCATATTAAATATTCAATATAATTTATTTGGATGGTCTCGCACAATGTGCAAGTATGGTGATTTTTTCTTGTATATGGACATTGATGATAAATTTGGTGTTAAGTCTGTTATTACTTTACCAATTCAAGAAATTGAAAGGCTCGAAGGACAAGACGCTACAAACCCAAATTATGTGCAGTATCAGTGGAACTCAGCAGGTATGACATTTGAAAACTGGCAAATTGCACATTTTCGTGTTTTAGGAAACGATAAATATCAACCATACGGTACTTCAATTCTTGAACCAGCCAGACGTATCTGGCGCCAATTGACGCTTATGGAAGATGCAATGATGGCATACAGAGTGGTTCGCTCTTCAGAACGTCGTGTGTTTAAGATTGATGTTGGTGCAGTGCCTCCGAATGAAGTTGAACAATATATGGAAAAGATTGTTACTCAACTTAAAAGACACTCCGTCGTCGATCCAAGCACAGGCCGCATTGACTTGCGTTACAACCCGATGTCAATCGAAGAAGATTATTTCATTCCAGTACGCGCAGGCTCGCAAACAGAAATACAATCACTTGCAGGGGCACAAAACATTACAGCCATTGACGATATTAAATACCTTCGCGACAAACTTTTTTCTGCGCTAAAAATCCCCCAAGCATATCTTGCTATGGGTGAAGGCGCTTCAGAAGATAAAACAACACTTGCGCAAAAAGATATTCGTTTTGCAAGAACAATTCAAAGACTACAAAGAGTTATTATTGCAGAACTTGAAAAAGTTGGAATTATTCATCTTTATACTCTTGGGTTTCGCGGCGACGATTTATTGTCATTCAAGCTTGCTCTTAACAACCCATCCAAGATTGCTGAACTCCAAGAGATTGAGCACTGGAAAGCTAAGTTTGATATCGCTGGTTCAGCAACGGAAGGATACTTTTCTCGTCGTTGGGTTGCAGAAAATATCTTCGGTATGTCTCATGAAGAATTTATTCGTAATCAGCGCGAAATGTATTACGACCGTAAGCACGATGCATCACTTCAAGCAGTCGCTGAAGCACAAGCTGCTGGAGAAACAGGCGGCTTAGGTGGTGATTTAGATCTAGGCGGCGGCGGTGATGATTTAGATCTTGGCGGTGATGACGCAGGAGGTCCAGCAGAAATCCCAGCAGGTGATGCAGGTGGTGATTTAGATCTTGGTGGTGGTGATGCTGGTGGAGAACCAGCAGGTGGCGGCGATGAGTCACCATTGTTGGCAGTCCCACCAGGCTCTAGAAACGATAAACGAACATATGAAAAAAGTACGTATACGCCTGTCAAAAATGACAGAAGAAAAGATTCGGGCCCTCGTGTTAGAAACTATGCTGCTAAACGTAGCGCAGAAAAAAGTAGTTCAACAATTAGAAATGTATTTCCTGGCTCTGAAATCAATAGTATACCAAGTATAGCAAAAGGTATTTACGAAGAGCAAGAGCCTATTTATAAGTTGAACGAGCAAGTTGAAGAACAAAAATTGTTTGAACTAAATAATTCTATTAAAAATATTATAGAAAGTTTGGAAAATAAAAAAGTATTAACGGAGCAAAAAGATGAAGAACAGGCATAACAAAAAAAGAAACACTGCTTTTGTTTACGAGGCATTAATAAAAGAGGCCACGGCTGCTGTTTTAAAAGGAGATCACGAACACAAAAATAAAGTTGTGAACGTCATCAAGAAGTATTTTAACCCAGCGTGTATACTTAGCAAAGATTTAGATTGTTATCGTTCGCTTTATGAGGCGAGTGGTTTGAGCGAAAAAGATTCACGCCGACTACTAGAAACAGCAACAGCTGAAAAAAGAATGATTGATCCAACTGGCTTGTTTAAGCTCCAATCACAAATGATTAATGATATTAATAAACAGATAGACTCAGACATATTTAATAACTTTGTGCCAAATTATAAAACACTTGCCACAATAGATCAGTTATTTTCTATAAAAACAACACCTCGAAAGCGTGTTATGTTAGAAAATGAAATGGTTGAATACATGACTGCGGTAGAAAATGTCTCAAACGAAGAACATGTTGATAATGTTGTTGTTCAAACATTTGTGAAAAAGTTTAATGAAAAATATTCTACTAATTTATTGGAAGAACAAAAAACATTGCTTACACATTATATTTCTTCATTTACTGATAACTCCGTTGAATTAAAAGTTTACTTAAATAATGAAATATCAAGATTGAAAAATAAACTTGAACATGCACGTGAAGTTACTGAAATTAAAGAAGATAAAGACATGTCATTAAAATTAGAAGAAGTGATTGAAAAATTAAATTCGTTTGCAACAGCTAAGATTAATGACAATGTATTGCTTACTGTGCTTAAAACTCAAAGCTTAACAAAGGAAATATTTGCAGATGGCTCTAACAATTAAAATTGGCCGCGGCCATCAATCAGCTGTAGTTCGTTTAGAGATGGATGTCCGCAAAAGTATGAGCGGTGATTTAATGATTTTTGATCATGGAGATATTGATATCGTACTGTCTCCATCTGACAATAAAGTTTTAGCTTTTCCAAAAGAAACAATGTCTGACTTGGTGTATGGTGCACAAAATAGACTGTTTGCACATTTACGGAAGAAAGGTCTCGTAATCCCTGAAAGTATTCAAGGTGGGGCTTTTTATGGAGTACTTGAGGGCGAACTTCAAAAATCTTTTAAGAAAGATCTTGACACTGCAAAAATGACATTAATTAATATATCCAAATTTATTGATGAAGAAAGGCCATATTTTGAATCGACTGAAGCAATTATAAGCATGTCGGACGATGAACTGATACACCCTGATAAAGAAGACTCTACTGAGCTTGGAGAAGTACCACAGTCCACCGAGAAAGGATCAATTAGGCCAGGATTTATTCGAGATCCATATTCATTAAGCTACTTGTATACAATTTAAAATGAAAACTTTAATAGAAAATTGGAATAAGTTTGTTGTTAATGAAATAAGAATAACAAAAAAAACCCCTCAAGAAATAATGACTATCGGAGAACTTGTTGAATACTTTAAAGAAAAAGATCCAAGTACACTGAAAAAGTTTGCAGCCGAATATGGAGGATATGTAGCCAAACTTATGGGGGTTGGCTTAGGTGCTGCCACTGGAGTTGCTACTGCAGGTGCTGGCGTAGCAGCAGGCGCCGCGGCAGGGGTTGTTGCCGAAAAGGTGGTTGAGCAAATGCTGCAAGCCTCAATTATGGCATTTGCCGATATTGAAGATGGAACATATAAACCAGGCTCAGCAGCTTCATATTTTGATTTAAACGATAATTTACAAATATTTATGCGAGATCTTGAAACCAAAGGTGGCAATATAACCAGGCCTTCTGAGCCAGAAAAGCAAGTTTTTTCAATTATGAAAGACAAAATAGAAAATGCTGTAAATGGTGATGTTGACCCAAACACAAAAATATCTCAACTATTAGGCACCATTACTGCTGAATCTGTAATGGATGCTAGAATACAGTCTGGGGAACACTCTGGAAAAGTTAAAATTGAACCATTAGGAGAATAAATGGAACTATTAACATTTATATTATGCGCTTACGGGCTCACACAAATACTTGTATACGGTAAAATATTTGACGGTTTAAGGCCAACAGAAGGTCGTCTAGGACAACTATTTAAATGCCCAATGTGTATGGGATTTCATGTCGGTTGGTTTTTAATGCTACTTTCTCCGTTCACGCAACTATTTAGTTTTGAAGTTTCTGTTGCAAATTACTTCTTATTAGGTTGGTTATCATCAGGAACATCTTATATTCTGAATATGGTATTCGGAGACAACGGAGTTAAATATGAACACAAATATGCAAATAGCGACACCTGCCACTTGGACAAACAAGTGGATGCTTCAACCAGTTAGACGATGCTGTAAAGGATCTTAACTATGGGTCAGAAGTTACTTAGAGAGTATTATGAACTCTGCGATGGTGGAGTTTGTCAAGATCTACTTACAGAAGAAGAAAAACGTTTTGTATCGAATGGTGGTATGATGCTTACTGGGATAATTCAAAAAGCTGATACTGTAAATGGAAACGGCAGAGTTTATCCAGAACATGTACTAAAAAGAGAAATGGTAAATTATTCTAAACTTGTTAAAGAGCGCCGCGCTCTTGGAGAGCTAGATCACCCTGATGATTCTGTTATCAATCTTAGAAACGCGTCACATATGATGACTGATGTTTGGTGGGATGGTAAAAATGTTATGGGTAAGGCGAAAGTTCTTGATACTCCCTCTGGGCAAGTACTTCAATCACTTGTCAGTGCTGGTGTAAGTATTGGTATTTCTTCTCGTGGAATGGGTTCTGTTTCTGAATCTCAAGGCAACACAGTTGTAGAAGATGACTTTCAATTAATTTGTTTTGATTTTGTTTCTGAGCCATCAACTCCTGGGGCTTTTATGATGAAAGAAGCAAAAGAATTTCAAAACAAAGTATTTACAAAAGCAGACAGAATTAACAGATTATTAAACGAGGTTTTAAATGAAAAAAGCTGATTTGAAAAAGGCTATCAAACCATTGGTGAAAGAATGTATACACGAAGTGTTATTAGAAGAAGGCTTATTGTCTAATATTGTATCTGAAGTAGCACACGGTATGCAAAATAATCTTGTTGTTGAAACAAAGCGCGCTCCTGTTGAAGAAAACCTTGATAGGGACATTCAGCGTAAAAACAAACAATCTGTTAAACTAAGAGAACACAAGAAACGTATGCTAGACGCAATTGGCAAAGACGCTTATAATGGTGTAGATTTGTTTGAAGGCACATCACCAGCACCAGCACAAACACAACACAAGCCAGGCTCTGTTGATCTTGGTGATGCTGGTGATTCAGGTGTTGATATATCCTCTCTTGTTGGAGGGGCATCTCAAATTTGGAATGCAATGAAGTGAAAATATGAAAAAACAATGTAATGTATTAGTATCCTCTAGAGAATGCCGCGGCAATTCTGAAAGAATGATACGTAAATTTATTAAAAAATGCAAGAAAGAAAGAATAGTTGAAGAAGTCAAAGATCGTCGTTGCTATAAAAAGCCATCTGTTGCAAAAAAAGAAAAACGTAAAAAAGCAGAAAGAGCGCGTATTAGGCAAGAACTAAAAAGACAACGCGCAAAAGAAAGACGCAATAGAAGAAACAAGTGACTATTTATGTTGAGTATGTTTAAATTTTGGAGTTTTTAGATGGGTAACAAGAATTTTAAGAAATCATGGGAAATGGAAGTGGGACTTAACAATGTCCCAGCATATCAAGTTAGCGGTAGACCTTTTGCTTCAGGTGGAATTAATTGCTCCCCTGGAAGAGGCCCCCAAGTTGTAGAATTTCCATATGTTTCACGTTGGATCACTGTTATTAACAATGATATTTCAAACTCAGTTAAGGTAGGTTTTTCTGAAGCTGGAGTTAATGGAACTAATTTTTTTACTGTTCCAAATCTTGGAGGTGCCCCAGGATTGTTGGCTCACACAAGTGTTTTGGAAATAAAAGCCTCACAAGTTTGGATTTCTGGTTCATCAAACGTTGATATAGTTGCTGGCTTAACCACAATACGTTCTGAAAAAACAGCAACTTCCGATGGCCCTTCATGGAGTGGTTCAGCAGGAGTGGGGTAGACTTGTGCTATAAATAATAGGTGACTATTTATATTTAGAATATTTAAATTTTGGAGTTTTAAGTGGGCAATTTTAAAAAATCATGGGAAATGGAAGTGGGACTTAACAATGTACCCTCGTACCAAGCTTCTGGACGCCCATTCTGCACAGGTGCTGTGAATAGTACAGGTGGTGATAGCCACCATCAGGTTATAAATTTTCCATATGTGACACGCTGGGTTACAATTGTCAATAGAGATGACGACAATGCGGTTAAGGTTGGTTTTTCTTTAGCAGGCATTGAAGGCAGTAATTATTTTACAGTTCCCAAAATTGATGGTTCTCCTGGACAACTTGGGCACACATCTCCTTTGCCGCTAAAAGTTTCCCAAATTTGGTTAACTGGTTCTAGAAATGTTGATATTGTTGCAGGTCTTACAACAATTCGTCCTGAAAGAACAAATACAACTGACGGTCCATCTTGGAGTGGTTCTGCGGGGGTTGGCTAAACGTGTCTTTTGGATGGGCTTATGTAGATTGTGAATCATCGGGCGGTGGACAAGCCGCTGGTCCGACTGGATCAGTACAATTTTTAACAGGCACTAATGCAACGAGTGGTTCAAACCATCTTGTATTTTACACCTCATCAATCGCTGGTAATCCTCCAAATTCATTGGTGCTGTCTGGCAACTTAATTGTTACTGGTACAGTAAGCGCTAGTGTGTTTACTTATAGAGATGTCACAGTCATAGACGCTACAGGCTCAACTAGTTTTGGCGATACTAATGATGACACGCACACCAGAATTGGAAGTTTAGTTGTTAGGACAGCAGGCGCCAGTTTTACAAATGTACTAAGCGCCAGTGTGACGACTGAAGCTGTTCACGTTAGAGGCCTAAACGTACTTTATGAAAGCTGTTCAGTTGGAAGCTATACAGCCAGCGCCCCAGGATACATCTTGGGGGTTCAGAAAACAGGTCAAGTAAACATTCTTATTCCAAGTGCCTCTATATATGGCTCTGGTTCAATATTGCTTATTAAAGATGAGGTAGGCCATACAGATGGCAGTAATATTTTAATTAATGCTGCAACTGGATACACGATTGATGGTGACGCCAGCTATACACTAACTGGTTCTAATCCAGCTATTAGTTTATATTCTAATGGAGCGAACTGGTTCGTCTTCTAATTAATAACAGGAGACAGTTGAATGGCTTACAATAATTTATCAGGCACAGTGTTCATGCCTGGCCAATTCCTTACGCGCCCAGATATTGTAACATCTGCAGTATTGTCGGGTAATCTTAGCACATCTGATGCTGCTGATGTTATAAACGTTCCTAGATTAAACAATGCTGTTGAAAATGCTATTGTAACAAATGTTGGTGGAGACTACAATACCTTAACAACTAATGGAAACTTAACATTTAATGGTGCTAGTTTAAATGTTACGGGAGACATTACCGCAAGCGTTGGCCTGTCAGCTTCGTTTCTTTATGGCGATGGCCGTTTTTTGACAAACCTTCCTGGTGGTGGTTCAGGTGGAGGCATATTTACACAATTAGGTGATGCCCAAGCAGCCACCACAAGCAGCATTAATGTTGGCTCATCACACGTACCCTCCCACACACTATCAGTTAAGGGTAATTCATTTTTAAGTGGTGGTGTGGTTCACAAAAGAAAAGTAATAAATAATGTCTATACTGCATCACTGACTGATTACTTTATAGGAGTTGATACAAGTCAACGCGCTGTTCATGTTAGATTGCCATCTGCTGCAACACTTTTTGATGGTCAAATGTTTGTTGTAAAAGATGAAGCAGGAGCAGCGCCAACTAATAATATTACAATTTTAGCATCAGGCTCCCAAACAATCGACGGTCAAAATTCGATAATTTTGGAGTCACCTCATGCATCGATCCAGCTTTATTGTGACGGCAACAACAAATACTTCATTTACTGATTTTTTTTGTGTCATTAAATACTAATTATAAGCGAGCAGGTAGCCATATCTGAATTAAATTTGGACATGTGTATTTGCTCAAAGCTTAATATATAAAAACAATTTAATGGAGGGTTTTTAAACATGGCTTATAAATTTCAAAAAGGCGCTGCGGTACTTAGTGGCGCGTTAGATCAAGAAGGAACAATTGTTGTCAAAGATGACAATGGAAACGTTGTTGCTTCTTTCGAAAATGATGGCGATTTATCTGGTTCTGGTGATTTCGAACTGGGTGGATCTGTTCGCCTTGATGGTGTTGCAACAGCAACACTTGCAGTTGGTTCTGACTCATTGTATTTCTTTGATGCAACCGATCAATTGATGAAGAAAAGATCAGTTAGTAATTTTGTGACTGATGTTGCTGGTGCTGGTCTTAGCAATGAAAGTGGACAATTAAAACTTGAGATTGATGGTCTTAATGCTCTTGGCTCTGCGGGTCTTGCCCAAGCTGATCACTTTCTGTTTTCAGAAGAAGATGGAACCGAAAAGAAGGTTACATTCTCTAACTTAGAGGATTCGATCTTCGGTAACGTTTCTGGCCAAGCAGCTATTGCCGCTGGTGGTGGGCTTTCGCTTCAAGCAGCTGCAATTACCGCTCAAACAAACATGACTGGCGATGTTGATGATGGTGATGAGCTTATGATCTCTGATGGTGGCACGCTTAAGCGTGTTGACTTCAGTGTCTTCCGCGATGCTGTCTTCAATGATGTTTCTGGTGATGCTACTGTCGCTGCTGGCGGTGCTTTAACAATCGCTAACGATGCTGTTGAACAAGCAATGATTGCAGATGATGCAGTTGGTGCTGATCAGCTTGCCTCTAACGCAGTTGTTAACGCTTCTGTTGTTGACGGTGCCCTTAAGGCCGACAAGCTCGACATCGACGGTTCTACCGATATCGGTGCTGACCTTGTAGATGCCGACCTCTTCATCGTTGATGATGGTGCTGGCGGTACTAACCGTAAGTCTACATTGACTCGTATGAAGAAGTACATCTACTCTGCTATGAGTGGTGATGCTACTGCTTCCGATGCAGGCGCTCTTACTATCTCGGCTGGTGCTGTTGAAGCTTCTATGTTGAACTCAAACGTTGTTAGTGCTTCTAGTGGTCTTGAACTGACTGCTGCTGGATTAAGACTTAGTGCTTCGGCTGCTGGTCCAGGTCTTACCTTTATCGAGTCTGGTGTTCTTGAGATTAACATTGACAACCTTTCTGCTTACAATGCTCAAACTATGCATCAAACTCAGGATCACTTTTTAATGTCCGATAACGGAATTGAAAAGAAAGTCACATTCTCTGACTTAGAAGATTCTATCTTTGCTAACGTTTCTGGCGATGCTACTATCGCTGCTGGCGGTGCTTTAACAATTGCTAACGATGCTGTTGAGCAAGCAATGATTGCTGACGATGCTGTCGGTGCTGACCAACTTGCTGCTGACGCAGTTGTTAACGCTTCTGTTGTCAATGGTTCTATTAAAGCAGATAAGCTTGACATTGATGGTTCTACCGATATCGGTGCTGACCTTGTAGATGCTGATTTGCTTATTGTCGACGATGGTGCTGGCGGTACTAATCGCAAGACTACATTGACTCGCATGAAGAAGTACATCTACTCTGCTATTAGCGGTGATGCTACTGTTACTGATTCTGGTGAGCTTTCGATTTCGTCTAACAATGTAAATCTCCGCGCTGGCGGTGAAACACTCACTAAAGGATACAACTATTTTGCTGATATTGGATCTGGTGGTTCAAACGCTACTGTTACACTTCCAACTTCGGGTAACTCAACCGTGGGCGATGTTGTAACCCTTAAAGCTGGTAACCTTGATTTGCCAACTGGCAAGAAAATCATAGTTCAAGTAGATGGTGGAGGATCGGCTACAATTGATGATTCTTTAACATCACTTGAGCTTGAATCGCCATTTGCAGCTATCTCGCTCGTTTATGTCGCAGCAGACAAATGGAGAATCGTGTAATATTACACTTTTCAACATCTGTTGATATTTTTGGATGCCTCCCATGTGGGGGCATCCTTTTTTATAAGACTATTTAATAATATAATTCTATTTATAGAGAAGGGTAATTATGGCTTACAACATACTAAAGGGTTCTGTAGAAGGTTCTGTTGACCAACACGGTGATCAAGAGATTAACGGGATAAAGATTTTTAAAAACACAATAAGCGCAAGTGTTTTTTATGATACCGATGCACAGAGCCCATGTGCCACCATGAAAGATGTGGCAATAAAAAATGTAAAAGGTGGTGCTGAAAACAGTATCATATTACTTGGAAAAAATGATAATGCAACAGCCACATATAATTTAAAATATGAAAATGAAACTTTGCATACAACTAAAATTGTTGCGCAATCAATAAAAGCATCGGCAGAACAATTATCAAACTTGCCTGCTGACAAATTTATAGGCCCAATAAAAGCAGAATATATATCACACGGCTATGGTCTTGAAAATATTCGTGGTGAGCTACAAGTAAAAGCTTTAGATGGTATTAAATGTAGCGAAGACGGTATCGGTTTAAATCTTTCAGCACACTCTGGGTTGCAGGTTTTATCTAATAAGCTGTCAGTTAATCCTTCAAACGCAATACAAATAAACAGCGAAGGGCAAAACTTATCTGATCCAGATACCATTTTAGTGCACGATGTATCTCGTAACACTGTTACTAACACATCATTATTAAATCTTTTCAATTCTTATATTAATAAAAAAGTCCCGCACGCTCACGGCGCCGTAGGCAGTATTCAGTTTAAAAGCCACTCAGAATTTGAGTCTTCCGACAAACTATTTTATGATAAGACAAGCGACTCATTAAATGTTAATGGCAAATTAAACACCAATCATTTAATATCAAAAGAAAAAACGGTAAATGAAGGAGCAGTTTACTTTAATATTGTAAAAATTACTGACACCAATTATCAAGTTAAACATGACGATTATACAATTTTATGTGATGCATCTGCAAACACAATAAATGTTAGATTACCTGCAGCTAAAAACCATAATGGCAGAGTTCTAATTATTAAGAAAACAAACACAGATAAATATAAGATTAATTCCAACCTAGTTTACGTCACATGTGACGAGGGCACTATCGATATCAATAATCGAATAGAAATCAAAATGAATTATTCTTCTAGAACACTTCAATCAGATGGAGAAAATTGGTGGATTGTAGGTTCAAAGGGAAGTTAAACCTACTTAGTACAGGAGACACAGCTAATGGCATATAATAGTAACAAGGGCAACCAACATATGGGTGACGTCCAATATGAGGGCGATCCAAATGATGTTCAAATTGATTTTGAGAATGATTTTGTAGCAATAAAAACAAATGGACAGCAAAGATTTATCGTTTCAGGTTCTGCGATTACTGCATCTGTAGATATTTCTGGTTCTGGTGCTGTTACGATAGGCGGAAACTTTACAGCTGACAATAATAATTTTCGTGTTTTTGGAAACGCAGTAAGAGCAAACGATTTTAGAACACCAACAACGCGTATAGATTCTACACACATTTCAAGTTCACTTAATATTTCAGGAGCAGCCTTTTATTCTAATGGTGTTGAGTTAGGTCCTGCAGCAATTAGTGTTTATGATGATTCAGGAAACAACAGGGTCATTACTTCTGTGGATGCAAACGCTGTTCAAGGAGAGGCAAATCTTACTTTTGATGGCTCACGATTGTCTGTAACAGGCGATGTATCAGGTTCAGGTACACTTCAGGCTGTTGGCGCAACCACCCTTGGAAGCTCACTCACAGTTAGCGGAAATGTCTCCGCAGGAAATGATACAGTCGGAACAATTGCAGATTTTAACTGTGCCGAAGACGCCAACGCCTTTAGGGTGAGGGCGGTCGGTGCTGAGCTTGTTAGAGTCGATGCTAACGTGTCCAACGGACATTCTTATTTCAGAGGCAAGGCTCGTTTTGGAAGCCACACTGTTGCCCCAACAAGTACTGTTTCTGTAACGGGCGACATTTCAGGTTCAGGCACACTTCAAGCAGTCGGCGCAACAACTCTTGGATCTAATTTAAGCGTGAGCGGCAATATCGTAGTCGGGGGCCCAAACCAAGCAAACTCCCATCTTTATGTTAAATCGGCTACCGACAACGCGTTTGTAGCGTTTTTCAAGTCTCCGTCACATGATTCAATTATGGCCATAACGGGATCAGGAAAAGTGGCAATAGGTGGCGCGCATGTAGACGCCACACTTAACGTTAGCGGCTCTGATACTGACAAGCTATTCAGCGTAAAAAGCAATACCGTAAACCCAGCGTTTTCTGTTGACGGAGATGGTGCGGTAAGAGGCAGAATGCTACACACAGTTGTTAGTCAGTTTGAGTTAGCAAGTGGGGCCCAATCAGCAACAGGGCGGTATGTAGCCTTGAATGGGGCTGGTTCAGTTTCTAACACATTGGATAAAACAAATGCTTTATTATCGCCTTTCTCTGGAAGATTGATTAGCATTACTTATTATTTTCCTGGAGCAACTCAAAACCCAGTAAACGGACAACCACAATGGCTGTTGTTTGTGGCAAATGTCAACGAACTAAATGGCAACTCTATAGATTCTGCTGCGGTTGCGACATCATATTGCACAGCTTCATCCTGGCCAGGAACAAACTATGTCGGTGGTGTAAATGTGATAACTGGTGATGGCACTTTAGGTGGCACTAACACAACAGGAAGCTGGTCATTTGGAACAGGTTCTGCGGTTGGCTTAAGGTTTAAGTCTGGCGATAGTACAAATGCTAATATTCCTGGCTCAGCAGTGGTAACAACAGTTTGGGAGTTTGATCAGCTTAATCCGTTTATCAGCGGTTCTGGTAACTAATTTCAAAAATGTCCTTTTGTGAGTCTTGACACTATTTATTTTGAACATTTCTCACTTTAGGAGCACTATTAATGTCAAGTTTACTAAAAGAAGCTATTGTTGATGCCAAAGCATTACGTGAGTCAGCACTTAAAAACGCTGAAACTTCTGTTATCCAAAAATATTCTGAAGAAGTAAAAGCAACTTTGGAACAATTATTAGAACAAGAAGAACAAACAAACCCGCCAAGCAACGTCGCTAATAATATCCCACTTGCAGCCACAGACAATCTATCACAAGAAGAGGGTGATATCCCAGACAACATGCAAGAATCTGGCGAAAAAGTCTCGGTAAACATTGATTTAGACGCACTTCAGGAAGCTGTTGCAGCCTTAGAAGCAGAACTCAATGAGGATGAAGAGGTTGAACTTAGTGAGGATGAAGAGATTGAATTGACTGAAGAAGACTTAGCCGCTATTCTTTCTGAAGATGATGAAGAATTAACTGAAGAAGAAGATCTTGAAGAAGTTGCTGTAACAGCAGACCCTTCGGCTGAAAAAACTAAAGCAGAAGCCGATGAAGACAAGGATCTTCAAATGGAAGAAGAACTTGATGCCGACGCACTTGTTAGCGCTATAATGGAAAAGCTTACTGTTGATATGGGCGCTGATTTAGCTGGATGGGCAGGTAGAAGCGAAGAAGATAAAATTCATCAAATGGAAAAAGAAATGGCGCATCGCCGTTCTACAGACGTAGAAGAAGAAATGAACGATTTAAAGAAAGCACAAGAAGAGTTAGTTTTTGAAAATAAACAACTTACTGGCAAGCTTTCACAATATGAGGGAGCACTGAAAGAATTGCAAGAAAACTTGCAAGATGTTAATCTTTCAAACGCTCGCTTGTTATATACGAACCGTGTACTTAGGAATACCTCCTTTAATGAGCGACAAAAAACTAAAATTGTCGAAGCAATTTCTAATGCTGGTTCTGTAACTGAAGCACGTACAATTTTTGAGACACTTCAAAGCACAGTGGAGGCTAAGCCCAAACGAAGCCCACAATCGCTGAGCGAAGCAATTGGAAACAAGCGTTCATCAGTTATTCGTGCATCTCGTCAAGAGAGCACACCATCCGATCCATTACAGGATAGGATGAAAAGACTAGCAGGTATCAAATAGGTACCAATAATATATTAAAGGAGAAATTATAAAATGGCTGGTATTATCGAAAGATTGACAGAAGGTGTTGTCAATCGTGATATGCGTGCAGAGGGCTCCGCTCTTCTTTCCAAGTGGGAAAAGACTGGACTTCTTGAAGGTCTTGATTCGGATCGTCAAAAGGGCTCTATGGCACGTTTGCTTGAGAACCAAGCAAAAGAATTACTCCGCGAGAGCAGCAGCATGTCTGCAGGTGATGTTGAAGGTTTCGCAGCCGTCGCATTCCCAATCGTTCGTCGCGTGTTTGCAGGACTGATCGCTAACGATCTTGTTTCTGTTCAACCAATGAGTCTCCCAAGTGGTCTCATTTTCTTCCTGGACTTCGTGTATTCACCTGATCTTGGTGGTACTGCTGATGCTATTGATGGAAGATTAGGTAACGAAGTTGAAAAGTCGATTTACGGTACTGATCAAGTTGGTAACCAAATCACTGGTGGTGTTGATCTTGTTGGCGGTACTCTTAAGGAAGACTTTTCTGGTGCTCGCACTGCAGGTGCTCGCGGTTATGCGTATGCAAGCCCAACCTCAAGCGCTGAAGTTACAAGTTCTGCGTTGACCTTAACTACGTTCTCGTTAACTGGTTCTACAGAAGCACAGAAAAAGGCTATCGCCTATGACCCTGACCTTCTTGCGGTTAGCTCTTCAAACACTGCTGGGTGGATTGTTGGCGTTCAATTTGCTGACACAGTGTTAAGCCAACTTGACAAAGAAAATCTTGCTGCAGTTACAGCTTCGATTAGCTCGTTAAATGACGTTCTTGACAAGACTGTAAGCACAACCAACACTGCACAGATTCGTCGCTTAAGTCAAAACTCAGGTCTTAATACAATTCTGTATTTCCACTCGACAGCAGATTTGTCAACAGTAGATATCACTGCTGGAGTTAAGAATCTTGATGTTGAGTTCCCAATTGTAGATAACTTTACTAATGGTGCCGATGGAATCGGTTCTATTATCGGTACATCTTCTTGGGGCTTGGAAGGTTCTGCTAACATTCCTGAGATTGACATCAAGGTCGACAGCATTGCTGTTACCGCTCAAACCAAGAAGCTCAAGGCCAAGTGGACCCCAGAGTTAGGACAAGATCTTAACGCTTACCACAACCTTGACGCTGAAGTTGAGTTGACCTCGATTCTCTCGGAGCAAATCGCTCTGGAAATTGACCGTGAGATCCTTGCTGACCTTGTTAACGGTGCAACTGCTGCAACTCGTTACTGGTCTCGTGCTCCTGGTCTCTTTGTAGACTCGAACGGCTCTGAAATTGGTGCCTCGGCAGCTGCCCCAGACTTCACTGGTACAGTTTCTGAGTGGTATGAGACTCTTGTTGAAACTATCAACGATGTTTCTGCACAAATCCATCGCAAGACTCTGCGTGGTGGCGCTAACTTCATCGTCTGCGGACCTGAAGTTGCCAACATCCTTGAGTTCACCGCTGGATTCCGTGCTTCCGTCACTGCTGATGAC